AGAGACTCTGCACTATACAAGAAGACCGAAGCAGGTAACTTGAATCTCGGTGCAATCCAAAATGAAGATTTCGAGTTTGTTTCAGTTTCCTAAATAGAATAGGAGAATCTTATGGCTGCCGAATACACCATCACACACGACAAAGGAACCACGTTCAAGTTTCACGCGATCTACAAGTCTGCGACTGGTGGAGTAATTGATCTGGCGGGACAGTCCGCACGAATGCAGGTTCGCCGTAGTCCTGACGATACACAACTTGTTTTAAATATTACCGGCTCCGGAGTGACTGGCGGTGGCTCAACAGGAGAGTTTACGGTCGGGAGCGGTATCACGGGTGCGGGTGGTATCACGCTCAACGGATCAAATACTGGCGGTGCTGGTATAACTGGTGGTATCTTTGTTCGATTCGATGCAACAACATCAACAACCATTCCGACAGGTAGATTGTTCTATGATTTTGAACTTGTAAACGGCGATGAAGTGACACGACTTTTACAGGGAAGATTTGAGGCAACCTCAAACATCACGCGATGAATAAATTAGAAATTGAAACAAACCGTGACCCTAAAATCTCAGGAGGCGATGGCAACAATACTCTTGAGATTGAAACTATCCGCGAGCCAAAAGTTTCTGGCGAGCAAATAAATTTAACCATACAAAATCGAACAGATTCAACAATTACTCTTTACACGACAGAACCACACAGTATAATCATTCAACAACGAAACGATGTTACTGAAACCGTTTTTGTCTAAGGAGTAATTATGAGTAATAAAGTGTATGCAGAAGCCCTCCAAAAGTTGGAAAACACGGAGGCAAAACTTGGTTGCTATAAACTAAAAGAAAATGCAAAACTTCCGAATAAGGGAACCGAACAGGCAGCGTGTTATGATCTGTATTCTTGCAGTGAAGCACCGATTGTAATTGACCCCAAAGAGCGAATGCTCATTCCAACCGGACTTGTGCTAGACATTCCCCGTGGATTCTCCGCACGAATCCACACTCGATCAGGGATGGCGGCAAAGAAAGGCATTGGTCTTTCTGTGTCACAAGGAATCATTGATTCGGATTATGTTGAAGAAGTTTTTGTTCCGATGGTGAATAATACAAATAAATCTTTTTATATTCACCCCGGAGATCGTGTTGCACAACTTGAACTTGTGCGTGAAATTGTTACTGATGTTTATGAAACCCAAGAAAGACCTTCCCAAAAGACTGACCGTGATGGCGGCTTCGGAAGCACAGGAGTGAAGTGATGACTCGTGATGAATTACTAAAAAACCATGAAACTATTTGTAAAGAAGCCCGTGATCTTATGGAATTGAAAAACAAAGATTACGCAGGTAACGGAGGCACTGAGCCATTTGCAAACTTTACTCGTTGCGAAGCGATGGGTGTCTGCACTACGGAGCAAGGATTCCTTGTTCGGATCGTTGATAAAATGTCAAGAATGAGTTCTTTCATTGAATCGGGAACCATGCACGTTGAAAATGAATCTTTTCACGACTCCTGCGTGGACATCATCAACTACATGGTACTTCTTTCATCTTTTGTCGGAGACAAAGAATCTTCTTGATCTTTGTCTTTTCTTGGAGTAGAATGTCGGCATGAGTCGATTTTACACAAATGTAAGCGTTCGTGGAGACAACATCCTGTACCGTGGTTACGAGGATGGTAAGAGAGTCGAGGGTCGGATTGATTACCACCCCACTCTCTTTGTCTCTACAAATAAGTCATCGGAGTTTCACACGATGGACGGTCGTTCGGCGGAGCCATTCCAGCCGGGAACGATGTCGGATTGTCGGGACTTCATTCAACGTCACGAAAGTGTGACGGGGTTTGAAATCTATGGCAACACCGACTACATCTATCAGTTTATTGGTGACAAGTTTCCCAATGAAGTTGGCTACGATCAATCGGTGTTGAAAGTTGCATACATCGATATCGAGACTACAGCGGAGAATGGCTTCCCGCAAGTTACAAATCCAAACGAGCGTGTCATCACCATCACTATGATCGTGCAAGATCGTGAGTATGTGTTTGCACTTGGTGATTGTAAACTAAAAGAAGGAATCAATCTCTACACCTTCACGAACGAACAAGACTTGCTCTTGAAGTTCTTGGAGATTTGGGAGGGCGAAGATCCTGACATCGTGACTGGTTGGAACGTCAAGTTCTTCGACATGCCGTATCTCTATGCTCGCATGGATCGTGTGATCGAGAAGCGTGCAAGGAAACTTTCGCCGTGGGAAATTGTCAAGCAACGCAACGTCCAAACACAAAGCGGTGATCGAATCGCGTTTGATTTTGTAGGAGTCACAATTCTTGACTACTTCGATCTGTATCAAAAGTTTACGTATGTGAATCGTGAGTCATACAAGTTGGATCATATCGCCTTCGTCGAACTCGGTGAAAAGAAAGTCGAGTATGAGTATGATCACTTCAAGGATTTCTATACAAAAGACTTTCAAAAGTTTGTGGAATACAACTACCAAGATGTCAAACTTGTGCAGAAGATGGAAGAGAAACTTGGTCTGATGGAGTTGGCGATGGCACTAGCCTACAACGCGAAGGTCAATCTTGGCGATGTCTTCTCTCAGGTTCGGACTTGGGATCAGATCATCTATCATCACCTGCGTGCAAAGAACATCGTGATCCCACGCAAGATCAATGGTGGTAAGAAAGACGGACAGATCATCGGTGCGTATGTAAAGGAGCCGATCACTGGTCGGCATGATTGGGTTGTGTCCTTTGACCTCAACAGTCTGTATCCACACCTCATCATGCAATACAATATCTCACCGGATACACGGATGAAACCGGGAGGCTTCCAAAAGAATCCTTACATTGATGTCGATGGTGTTCTTGGCGATAACGATTTCGCACTACAGCATCTTGACACGCTGAAGAAACAAGACTTTTCTATCGCAGCCAACGGAGTGTGCTTCCGCAAGAATCAACTTGGCTTCATGCCGGAACTGATGGAAAAGTTTTACAAAGAACGTAAGCACTACAAGAAGTTGATGATCGAAGCACAGAAGAAAAAGCAACAGAATCCAGACGATGAAAGTTTGGACTTTGAGATTGCCAAGTATCACAACTTCCAACTGGTGCGAAAGATTCAACTGAACTCTGCCTATGGTGCAATGGGCAATCAATACTTCCGATACTTTGACATCGACATTGCAGAGGCGATTACGACCTCGGGTCAGTTGTCGATTCAATACATCGCAAACAAACTGAATGCTTTTCTAAACAAAACTCTAAACACAGGAGACTATGATTATGTTGTTGCAAGTGATACTGACTCTGTTTATCTTCGCCTTGGGAATCTTGTCCGGGCTACATCTGGGGACAAGACAAAAGAAGAGATCGTACGATTTCTTGACAAGTCCTGTCACGAAGTCATCGAGCCGTTCATCAACAAATGCTACGATGAACTCGCCCAAAAAATGAATGCGTACTCCAACAAGATGGTGATGGAACGAGAAGTCATCGCCGATGTTGGAGTCTGGACAGCCAAGAAGCGATACATGCTCAACGTGCATAACTCTGAGGGCGTGCAATACGATGAACCCAAGATGAAGATCATGGGCATCGAAACCACACGCTCATCGACACCGATGGTTGTGCGACAAAAGTTGAAGGACGCGATCAAGTTGGTGTTGACAGGAACTGAGGATCAAGTCATCGACTTTGTGACGGACTTCAAAAGTGAATTCAAAAACTATTCACCAGACCAGATTGCCTTTCCTCGTGGGTGTAACAACATCAACACCTACATCGATGAGTCAACCATCTATCGTAAGTCTACACCGATTGCCGTGAAGGGGGCATTGATTTTCAATCACTATCTGAAAAAGATGAAACTTGAAAGCAAGTATCACAGAGTGAACGAGGGCGACAAGGTAAAGTTCTTATATTTGTGTGTGCCAAATCCATACAAAGATAAAGTTATTTCGTTCCCCGGTGCTGCTCCGAAAGAGTTTGAGTTGGACGAGTTTGCCGACTACGATAAACAATTTTCAGTTTCTTTCCTAGAACCCTTGAAAAATATTCTGGAGAAGGTAGGATGGGACTATGAACATAAGGCGACTTTATTTTGAGTATACAAGAAACTGATAAACCAATGATCAAAAAAAGAATCAGAGATCCAAAAGAAGGGATTGTGGAACTCTTAAATGAGCAATCAAATGTGGCACGACTACCTAATGAAATGTGGAAACCTCTAATTAAATATCAAGAGGTGGTTGGGGATCATCTTTGTTCATCATTTGGTAGAATCAAAAGAATCAGTGACGGGTTTATTTACCCGTTGGGTCCGCATCATCGGTACAGCAGCAAAGGTAAAAACACTAGCGGTAATGGTAAATTCAGAGAGGTGCATTGCAACATTGATGTTTTAAAAGAACACGCCCCACAATTTATGATTGAGGATTGGGGATTACACTACGGCAATAAGATGAAAACAAAATTATTGTTTACAATGCACAGAGCCGTGGCGGAATCCTTCATACCTTTGGTGTCTGAAAACTTACCAAGAGAATTTCAAGGAAATCAAGATGAGTGGGAACAAACACCAACTTCAATCAAAGGTCTTTTTGCACGATTACTTTACGTTGATCACATCGATGATAATGGTGGTAATAATTCTGTAAATAATGTGAGATGGGTTACGCCGAGAGGAAACCAACACGCAAATAAATTAAGGGAATTTGGAGAAGTGGCTACCAAGAATTGGACACAACTCGCACACCCAAACGAGCCAGAAAAGCACTGGCAAATAGAAACAAAAAACGAAAGCGAAAAAATATGTCAAACAACAATGAAACTGGACTCATATTAGAAGCACTTCGGTGTCTTCGATATGACTTGGAGAAAACACATAAAATTGTATTAAGAACGACATCATCTAAATCAGGAGATGTCCAAGAAATAGTTGACAAGATGTTACAGGTTGATACACTGGTAGAGAAATGGAGAAACATTGATGAATAGTTTTTTAAATAATTTGGTTGAGGTATCTGGTAATGAAAATGCCACCTCTGTTGATGGTGGTTTGGTTTCTGATATTAAAGGATTCATCAGTACGGGTTCGTATACTCTGAATGCTTTGCTATCGGGTTCTTTGTACGGGGGTATTCCGAACAACAAGATTACGGCACTGGCTGGTGAACAGGCGACTGGTAAAACTTTCTTCTGTTTCAACATCTTGAAAACTTTTCTTGATGACAATCCAGAAGGTGTCGTATTGTACTTTGACTCAGAGCAAGCGATCACTTCACAAATGTTTGAAGAACGTGGCATTGATTCCACTCGTGTTGCAGTGTTCCCTGTTTCGACCATCGAAGAGTTTCGTCATCAGATGATTCAAGTTGCCGATACTTATCGTGCAGAAAAAAATAAGAAGCCTATTCTTGTGATTCTTGATTCGCTTGGCAACTTGTCTACGCTGAAAGAAATGGAAGACACTGCGAGCGGCAAGAACGTGCGGGATATGACAAAAGCCCAAGCGTTGAAGGCAACTTTCCGAACGCTCACCGTCAAGTGTGGATCGGCTGGTATTCCACTGCTGATCACAAACCACACCTATGATGTTGTCGGGTCTTATGTTCCGATGAAAGAGATGTCCGGTGGCTCTGGTCTGAAATACAATGCAGGTACAATCGTGTTCTTGTCCAAGAAGAAGGTCAAGGATGGTACGGATGTGGTCGGTAACATCATCAAGTGTAAACTGCACAAGTCTCGTGTCACCAAAGAAAACTCTTTAGCAGAAACTTTGTTGAACTATGAGTCTGGTCTTTCACCTTATTACGGGTTGACAGAAATCGCAGTGAAATACGGGGTCTTCAAGAAAGTCTCGACTCGCATCGAACTTCCTGATGGTCGTAAAGTGTTTGAAAAGAATATCAACGACAAGCCCGAAGATTTCTATACTGATGAAATCATGGAGCAACTTGAAGTGGCTGTTGGTAAGGAATTCAAGTATGGATCTGCCGTGGTGGAAGATGAGTCAGAAGTATTAGAGATTGCAGATGAAGTATAAATTTGTTCAGGGTGCAACCACCCAAGAATCTGCAATAAAAATTGACGAAGGAAAATATAAGGATGTCATTTTAACTTATGGTAAAGTAGGATTACATGAAACAGATAATGAATGCCGACTACAATTTGATTACTATGTCGTTGAGAATTCTGAACGAGTTACTGACGATGCTGAATTCAAAGAGGTGGCTGGTGACATTCTTGTTGATATACTAGAAAACCATACTGAGGAATTTGAATATGGAAACGATAGAGACAATAATTCTGAGGAATCTGATTCACAATGATGGGTTCACCCGTCGTGTGCTTCCGTTCCTAGAAGAAGAATATTTCAAGGACAGAAACGAACGAGCCGTTTATGGTTTGATTCGGGATCATGTTCATCGCTACAACAAGGCTCCTAATGTGGATGCACTTGGCGTGGCGTTAGAAAATCGTGGTGGTCTGTCGGAGCAAGCATACAAGGATTGTAAGTCAATTGTGACTACGGTTACTGGCTCTGCTCCGACAGATGACACGGACTGGTTGCTTCACGAGACAGAAAAGTTTTGTAAAGACAAAGCAGTTTACAATGCGATTATCCAGTCCATTGAAATTATTGATGGCAAATCACAGAACGAAACAAAGAATGCGATTCCGAATATTTTGTCGGACGCACTTTCGGTGTCATTCGACCAACAGATTGGTCACGACTATTTCACAGATGCCGATGATCGGTTTGAATTCTACCATCGTGTAGAACACAAGATTCCGTTTGACCTTGACTTGTTCAATAAGATCACCAACGGTGGTGTGCCGAAGAAGACCTTGAATGTGATTCTTGCAGGTACAGGTGTTGGTAAGTCTTTGTTCATGTGTCACCATGCGGCAAACTGCTACTCTGCAAATCTAAATGTGTTGTATATCACATGTGAAATGGCGGAAGAACGAATCGCAGAACGCATCGATGCAAACCTGATGGATGTAACGATGGACGAACTTCGACACTTGCCGAAGATTGCATACGACAGAAAGTTGTCGAAGGCGACAGGCAATATCAAGTCTCGTCTAATTGTAAAAGAATATCCAACAGCCACAGCCAACGCGACACACTTCCGTCACCTGCTGGATGAACTGAAACTAAAGAAAAACTTTCAGCCCGATGTAATCTTTATTGATTATTTGAATATTTGTTCTTCGGCAAGGTTCAAGCAGGGTGGGAATGTGAACTCTTACATGTATATCAAGTCCATTGCGGAAGAACTCCGGGGCTTGGCAGTTGAAAGAGATGTCCCAATCTTCACCGCAACACAAACAAATAGAACAGGTTTTGCATCAAATGATTTCGGTCTTGAAGATACTTCCGAATCTTTCGGATTACCTGCTACGGCTGACCTGATGTTTGGTCTTATTGCAACCGAAGAGTTGGACGAACAAAACCAGATTATGGTAAAACAATTGAAGAATCGTTACAATGATGTAGCCACAAATAGAAAGTTTGTAATTGGAATCAATCGGGGTAAAATGTTATTATACGATGTGAGTAATGCCGACAAAACCCTAATTGGTGCTGGACAGGATGCCAATGATATGGTAGACTCTGCTGGTGTAGGATTTAACGGAGAGAACTTTGACAATAAGTTCCAATCAAGTAAAAAGAAATTTAATGAATTGAGGTTTAACGATGTCTGAAAGAAAGTATGATCCGTTTAAAGATCCCCGCAATTATCTTCGCGGCATGAGCCGTGATGAATTAGATGATTGGCGATCATGGGTAGAATCATGGAAGACCGACGAACGTAGAAAGGCAACCGAGCAAAGACGGAAGGCTCGTAATGCACGCATTTCTCGATAAAAAATTTATCAACTTAGTTTCATCGCAATTAGATAGGTTCAAATGGCAGCGACCAACTTTGGCGAACTGCCGTTGTCCTATCTGCGGTGATTCGCAAAGGAATAAAAACAAGTGTCGTGGATATTTTTACGAGCGTGATGGAAGATATTATTACAAGTGTCATAACTGTTCTGCTGCAATGACTGTATCAGGATTTCTTGAACAAATAAGCCCCACATTGTATTCTGAGTTTCGCATGGAGTGGATCAAAGAAAAGGGTGGCGGGTTCAAATTTGCAGAAAACCCAAAGGGGATCACAAGCACAGGTGTTGCAGAGAAACTACAAAAACTAAATGTACATCGTGGACAATTGAAACATGTCCTTGCAATTAGTGAGTTAGAATCTAATCATGCGGCAAGAATGTATCTTGAAAATCGGTTGATCCCTGAAAGCAAGTTTAGTGAAATCTACTACACTACAGATTTTTCTAAAGTTGCAAAAGGCGTGAATCCAGAAATGGTATTGAAGCCAGAAGAACGTATTGTAATTCCGTTCTATGATGACAACAATAATTTAATCGGTGTGCAAGGTCGTGCGTTAGATCCAAATGCTCTACGATACATTACCGTAAAGGCAGAGAATCACGATAGATTATTCTATAATATTCATAAAGTCAATACGAACAAAAGAATCTATGTAACCGAAGGTCCATTCGATTCGATGTTCTTACCCAACGCTGTTGCAATGGTTGGAGCATCAAAGTCAGTTAAACTTCCTGACAAGTTACGTATGCGTGATGTTGTTTTCTGTATGGATAATGAACCACGCAGTATTGAGATTGTAAACATGATGAGAAATCTTGTTGCAAAAGAACATAAAGTTTTTATTCCTGATCATCGACTTGAAGAAAAAGATATCAATGAAATGATTTTATCTGGTAAAACATTAGAGAATATTGTTGACTACATTGACGAAAATACTTATGGTGGGATCCTCGCACAAGCGGCACTGAGTCAGTGGGAAAAGACTACGGAAAGATGGGGAGTATGAGCGATACCACTTTGATTACACATGGAATCTACAACATCGATCACGATGTAAATTATCGACAAGTATCGGAGTCTGCAATTCAGTGGTTTTTTACAAAATTTGATTTGCACAACCCATCGTATTTGATAACTCTTAACTTAACAAGATATGATAATCTGCAATGTTGGGGTGAGTCTTTTCAGGTTGATGATCTTGCCTTGAAACGAAGAGAATATGTGATCAGTGTCGCAACCGACCAAAATTTTCGTGACTTTATTGCAACTCTGATGCACGAACTTGTGCATGTTCATCAATGGGAACTTGACAAGTGGGAAGGCGATGGAGAAAAAGAAGCCGAGCAAAAGCAATATGAACTTGCAGATGAGTTTTGGAAAGAGGGCTTGATCAAATGATCAAAAAAGTTTTGCGGTGGATTTTATGTTTAGGAAAATGTGGAGTAAGAACAAAATGAAAATTTTAATCGTGTCAGCAATTAAAGAAGAGGTTGAATCACTAAGTGATGACTGTGAAGTTACCCTCACTGGTGTCGGAAAAATTAATGCAGTGATCACTTTACAAACAGCATTGTTATCACTTCAATTACATAATAAACTTCCACAAGTCGTTGTGAATTATGGAACTGCCGGTAAGGCTAGTGATAGAGTTGAAGTCGGCAAGATGTATGAGATCGGAAAATTTTTACAAAGAGACATGAGTGCTTGCCAACTCAATGTTGAAAAATATCAAACTCCTTTTGAAGAAAATACATTTATTGAAAACAATAGGGGTGGTTTAATTTGTGGAACAGGGGATAACTTCTGGACTCCAGATGGAACAGATGATTTCGATGTTGTTGACATGGAGGCATACGCACTCGCTGTTGTTTGCCAAAGAATGAATATCCCCTTCAGATGTTTTAAATATATCTCTGATTCTGGTGACATTAACGAGTGGAGAAAAAACGTAAGCGAGGGTGCAAAAACTTTTGAGTCTACTATGAAAAAACTTTATACAGAGGAGGTTTCTTATGAATGTATTGGGCGAAGGTAAAGTTGATCTTGTTGATTATATGGGATCTGATCTTACAGTGGTAAACGCTGCCAGAGTCTCATTTAATAAAGAATCACAGTGGACGATTGATGTTGAGGCTGAGAATCGTCTAAAGGAATCTGAGTGTCACTTCACTCCAGACATGATTCAAAAACTTGACGAAAAAGATGTAAAGTTGATTCGGTATCTTGCCAAACATAAGCACTGGACTCCATTCTCACATCCACAGATCACTCTTCGCGTCAAGGCTCCTGTGTCAATTCGCACACAGTTGTTCAAGCACAAAGTGGGACTCACTGAAAATGAGGTATCCCGTCGTTACGTAAAAGATGATCCTACCTTTTATATTCCGCACTGGCGGACACAACCAATCGGTGGTGCAAAACAAGGTAGTGAGGATTTTATGGAAGACAAAAACAAAATCAAATTCTATGATGAACAAATGAATAATCTTTGCAGATATTCTTTTGACCTCTATAGAGAACTTATAGATAATGGCATCGCACCAGAACAAGCACGCTTCGCACTTCCGCAAGCGATGTTCACAGAGTGGTACTGGACGGGAAGCCTTGCGGCGTTCGCAAGAGTCTGCAATCTCCGTCTTGACGAACACGCTCAATGGGAAGTAAGACAATATGCAAAGGCAATTGATGAGATGATTCAACCCTTGTTCCCTGTGAGTTGGAAATATTTGTGTCCAAAGGAAGAAAAGTAAATGGCTATTTTAGAAATTACACCATTGATCGGATGTTCAAACGTCTGTGAGTATTGTCCTCAAACAACTTTGATCAAACAATATCGTGAAAAATGTTCTGATGACAAGGAAATGTCGCTAGAGCAGTTCAAAAAATATATTTCTACGATTCCAACTGATGTTGCTATTCACTTTACCGGATATGTCGAGCCGCTTCTCGCAAAGGAAGCACCCGAGATGATCGAACACGCCTATGAAAAAGGTCATGGTGTGATGTTGAACACGACCCTCATGGGATTGACACCAGAACTGTGGGATAGGTTGAAAGTGATTGTTTTCAACGACGTTCATATTCATTTACCATCCGGCTCTTACGAAGAAATGATCGGTGTTCATAAACCAACGGAGTGGTTTGATTTCAATGGTAAAAAGTATAAAAGAATTAGTCACGATTATTTTGTAATGGTGGAGCATATGCTTAAAAATCCATGTAAGACAAAAGGAGCCGGAATTCCATTGTGGCATTGTCATGGTGATTTGCACCCACAACTTGTTGAATTACAAAATTACACAAACGTAGGTGTTAGAGATATCAACAGTAGAGCGATGAACTTACTCTTGGAAAAAAAAGATAAAGTTCCAGAGAAAAATAACATCAGAGGAAAGTGTCCAAGAGTCGCACAAAATGTTCTGTTACCATCTGGACACCTTTCATTATGCTGCCAAGATTATGGTCTAGATGAACTTATGGGTAATCTATCTGAGCAAACATGGGAAGAATATCAAAACTCAGACCACGCACAGGAAATTTTTAAAAACGGTGCAGACATTTGTGATTACTGTGAAGAGGGCGTAGACTATGTTGATGATAGCACTTGGGGGGAGTGGAGAAGAGTCAGAAACAAGAAAGCGGCAGAAAATGAAGTAGTGAATTTGACTGTGAAAAAGACAGACTAAAAATCAATACATACAAAACCAACGAGGAGAACTATGAAAAAATTACCAACGCTCTATCAAGATTTTATCCACCTATCCCGATACTCAAGATGGCTGCCAGAAGAGAACCGGCGTGAGACATGGGAGGAAACTGTAAAACGATACTTTAACTTTTTTGATGAACACCTGAGAGAAAAACATGGGTATCAAGTTTCAAAGAAGGAACGTAAAGAACTTGAAGATGCAGTGTTGAATCTGGAGATCATGCCATCGATGCGTGCGTTGATGACATCGGGTGAAGCATTGAAACGTGACCACGTTGCAGGATACAACTGCTCTTTTGTTGCGGTGAATCGTCTCCGTGCCTTTGATGAGATTCTTTATGTTCTGATGTGCGGCACTGGTGTTGGGTTTTCTGTTGAGCGAAGAGAGGTCGATCA